CTGATGTAGGGTTAGAATACCAAACTACTGTAGCCATTAGGCCACCTCACTTACGAAGACAATTTCAGAGTATATAGGAGAAGCCATTCACTAAATGGTCCCCTGTAAGAATACTTTACAATTACCTGCTGTAAAATTTGGAGTTCCAGAAGCTATAGTCATTGTAACACCTAAATTCCGTAAACCCGTAGTAGCTATAGATTTCATTGCGCTTGTAGCATTTGTTATTGTAATATCATCGCCAATCTGTGTCCAGTTAGCTCCACCAACAGTTCCTGCTTCATCAAACAAACTACCATATACTTTTGCAGTTATAGTTGCAGTTCCTGAATCTACACCATGTTTAATTTGTAACGTTGCTCTTTCATATACAGTTGCATCTATTTCGCTAATAGCAACAGCGGCACTTCCTGAAAGTGCTACTACTGCACCATTTGTTACTAGTGATGTTTTTAATGAATTGCTGTGTCTTTTGTTTGTTACTGTATTTGCCATTAATCAGCCCTCTTAGCTTTCTTCAAGCCTTTGGGCTTTTTAACTGTTTCGCATTTACAGACGCCTTTGCATTTGTAACTACCTTTTGGACAGTCTACTTTTTCTTGCTTGGTTCCAAGAGCTTTGCTGCCAGTTCTAACCCCTGCGCCGACCTTCTTAGTCCCAACTTTAGTTTGGACTTCAAAGAGGTCTGGTTTGGTAAGTAGTTTTTTAACAAACTCTTTGTTTCTTTTGTCATTCTCGTCAAACGTGTAGACTGCATTTGGGTGGAACGTAATGCTACGCCCACCGTCAGCCCTACCAAAAGAAAGCCTATTCCCTTTGTACCTAATCGTAACCATGATATCATAGCTCCAATTAATCTAAGCGCTCTTCAAATCTCTAATTAGTCCCTGTGTATTGAACTTAGTACAGATTAGTTCTCCAGCAGTCATGAAAGCATAGTTTCTCTTTAATGCTTGCACGTTTGCCAAATCTTCTTGTGCCAAGAAAGTTGTTGGTGCTGCAATCTTCATGTAAAGGTTTTCCATATCTAATAATAGAATTGGACCCATTCCAGTTCCACCAGATGAACCATTTAATTCTGTAGCCAAATGTTGTGTTGCGTAGATTGGTATGCTGTCATAGTATCCCATGCGTCCATCTAGGTTCATTCCCGGTTCTGAAGCGACTCCGTTTGTTCCTTTTGGTGCTTGAGCTTCTAATGCCATTCTCCATGTTGCGCCAGATGTTCCTGCTGTAATTAATTGTTTCAATTCAGTTAGTTGTTGATGACCCATCAAAAACATTAAGTTGTCGTATGATGCGCCGTTTTCTATTGCATTTTGAATAGTTGCATCTAATGCAGCTAAACTTAATATTTCATTAGTTCCGTATGAACCTGTGCCATCAGAATTACCTGCGTAAACAAAACCATCAGCCCATGTTGCTCCATCTCCTCTTCCATCTAAGTTGTAAATGTCAACTTCTACTGCTACAACTGAACTATTAGCTGCTACTTGAGCAAAATTACTTGCTACACGAGTTAAGGTTTCAAAATTAAGATTTGCTGCTCCTGCTGCGTAATCTGCGGTCAACATTCCATCAATATGGAAAGAATGTGCTTCTGCTGCTTGCGCCCTTAGGAAAGCGGCTAATCCTTTAACTCCATCATCTGCTTCAGCTAAGATAGCTGCTTTTGTAGTCACAGTGTAAGGACTTACAATTTCTTTGATGTCTGCTTCTACTAGTGCTAGGTCTGGCACATCTGATGTTCCAAATGCTCCACCTTCTGCTACTCCAGTATTGCTGCCAGATACAGTTCGGTCAGTTAATACTCTCCATCCTGATTGTGTCCAACCTTCTTTTCTAAATAACTTAAATACATCAGATTTGGTGTTTAGCTGATTAAAAACTGATGCCCCATACATTGTGTTAAAGTATGCTGCGTCAGAAGTTGTTCCGCCACCGTCTGAACGTAATGCGTCTTTCTTTATGCCATATCTTGCTGAGATATCTAAACCGCCAGTATAGTAAGCGTTGACGTAATCTTCAAAACTCATTCCAGCCATTCTAGAAACCTCCTACTAAGTTTTTGTTTGATTTCATTCTATCTATTTCCTCTAGTGATTTTGATACATTCAAGAAGTCAATTTCCTTTTGTTCTTCAGCTTTTGGAGCTGGAGCAGGTGTTGCTTTCTTTCCTGTATAAACGTTAATTCCATGTTTCTTCAAGGTTGCTAAAGATTTTTCTAAGTCTTCGATTTTTGTAGATTTCTTTTCTTCGACCATCTTTTCTTCTTCTTCTTCTTCCTCTTCTTCAGGTTCTTCTTCCTCTTCTTCCTCTTCTTCTTCGGCTTTCTCTTCGCCGCCCATATCTTCAAGGTATGCGAGTACTTCTTTTAGTTTAGCAAGTGTGGCTTCCATGTCTTTGTATAGCGCCTCTTCCTTACCAAGTTCAACTGGCTCTTCTAATCCAGCAGCTAATTCTACTTCCTCTGTTTCGACGATTTCTTCGTCCTCAGATTTCGCGTGATTGCCACCACAAGTGCATTCTGTCATGTATATACACTGACCGAAAGGGTATATAAGTAATCTAAACTTTCCGGAAACTACCTTTTCTTATTCCAAGAAGGTGTCCTTCCCCTTCTTAATCTTTCTTTAGGTTTCCAACCTGCTTGCGACATTGCATTTTGAAAAGACCTACCAGATTGGTCTCTAACTCTACTAGGACTCATCTTCGGGCCACGTCCGGGAAATGAACCGGGGTCTCTCCAAAGCTCTGCACAAAAAGCTCTTGGTTTTTTAACATTTTGAAGGCCCTCATAATTTCTAAGATGTTGTTTTGCATTAGCAACACAGGCTGCCATAAATGCTCGCATACCTCTTCCTGTTCTTCCTGTCCTTGGTGCTTTACTAATTTTATCAATACCTTTCTGAACTTTACACTTTCTAATACCGACTATATCCCAAATGTGTTTGTCAATCTTACCTAATATGTCAGTTACACTACTTGTACTCCACATCTTACAAGACCAATACCTTGCCTTATGTTTAGGACCGGGACTATCACAGTTATGTCTTGCTCTAAAGTTTCTACGCTTTTCTGGACTATCACGCTTAATGTCCATCTTAGGGTCACCAAACTTTACTTGTACTGTATTACCCTTTTCGTTTTTTGCATAAACCCCAAACTTCTTGTTCTCACCCTTTAACCGAAAAGGCTTGTTAAGTTCAATCTTCCTACCTTGATACTCGGCTTTATTTATAATTCCAATAATGTCATCAAGTTCTTGATTCATTTTACTAAATCTTCTGGCTTGGATTGCCCGCTCTTGATTTACTGCGCCTGCGCGCGTAGAATGACAACCCAACAATCTTTTATCTTTCTTAGCAAAAAGACAATACTTCTTTCCCCTACGTTCTATTATCTTCTCTATCATTCCCTCTATCTCATCTAGAGTTACTTGCTTTGTCAGTTTGATTGGTTCTGTTTCTTCTTTTGCTGCTGCTACTTCTGTAACAGTAGCTTCTGGGTTAGCTGGTCTGTTGCCAACCCATGATACGGACCAAAGAGACAATTCGGAGATGTTGTTGTGGCAGACGTCTCCTTCGCAGACCTTCTCTTGTTTTTCAGCTTCCCCTCTAATAGAGGAGCCACCCTTGTCACCGTAAATCTTCATCTCTTCCCATACTCTGTCATGCATAGGAAGCTTGTTGTGTACTCCAACTCTAATCTTAACCTTACCGTCTTTAACCTTATATGCAAGAGGTAGCCCTACTGGCATCTCCTCATGCTTGTATGAATAAACCCCGTATTTCATATAGAAATCCATGGACTCTTTGATTGTGTCAGTACCTATCTTGTCGTTCTGTTTGTCGATGATAGGTGAAGAAATAAATGTCTCTAAGATTCTCTCGTTATACCACTCTGGTCGATAGACCTGCCACTTAGTATCTTTAGCATCTGCCACAGCCTAAGATTGGCTACGTGTATATAAACAATAATTACTTTCCGGAAACTACGCCAACTCTTTCTTTTTTTCAATTGCAAGAGAAATTATTCTTTTCTTTATTTTAGGACGTTTATCTAATATTGCTAAGTATGCATAACCTACTGGCTCTAAAAAGAACCCTGACTTCTCAAGACCTACCTTTAAATGCCAAGGACTTATGCCATATATTTTAGCATACTGTATTATTGTTTTACTTTTTACACTTACATCTTTAGGTTGATAATCACCATATTCTAAATGATATGCCGCAGGATGATTGCTTCTAACTTCAATTCTACTCTCATCTGCTACAACATATATTGAATCTACTAATTTTCCAGTTCTACTTTGTATTTTTCTTTTAAGAATTTCTTTGGCTTTCTTTTCAATCTCTTGTGCAAACTCCCATGCTACTTCTTGTATTATGTCTTCCCAATTTGCATATTTAGAATAAAATCTAAATGCTTTTCTTGTTTTTTCAAAACCACGGGCGTCAAGCGTTATATTCATTGATAAGACGCTACTTCTTCAGGTGATGCATCTCCGTACTTTTCTTTCCACTTACGGTTTACTTCCAAAGATGCCTTTTGTCTCATTAACATTCTACTATTCTTGTTGTACTGCTTCATGTACTCGCCCTTGTTATTCCAAGCCCTGTCATGCTCACACTCTTGACAAAATCCGTTAGACATAATCCTAACTCGACTTTCTCCTGCCATACACTTTTTGCAACTCTTCACGGTTTCAACGCCCCTACTTCTGGTTTAGCCTCCTCAGGCATACTAACTTGTGGTTTGTCTGGAAGAACTAAATTACCATCTTTATCTAATGTAGCTTCTATTCCTACCTTATTTAATACTGTAATTATATTTGCTTTCTGTAACATATTAGCTAATGCTTGTTGCTCGTTCTTTACATTGATATCTGCAAACATTACCTTCCATGTCTTGATTCCCATTAATTTCATTAATGGTTTTAAAAATCCCATTTCTAAACATTGTTGCGTTTCTAACACCGTTCTGTCAAAAAGAGATATCTGCTCGCCTTCTGCATTCAACCCACCTACGCCTGCTGTACTTCCTGTTACGATTGGCATAACTCCATACGATGCGTTTATGTCGTTGTTAATGCGCTCCATGTAAGGCAAAGCCATCAACTCATCCATGTTAGGCATAACTGGCACAAACTTAGCCTGACCGCTTCCTGTACCTTCTCCCCTACTACTTATGATAGGAACAAAGTTTGGATTACGTCTTGTCTCTTCTGCAATGTATTCTCCCAACCTATTCAATGATTCTTCATCATGTCCGGGAATATCCAAGAAACCTTTAGGTGGCCTCTCTAATTTGTAAATCTTATTTTGGAAGTTTTCAATAGCAAGTGCTGTTTCGATTTTCTTAGAAAGACCTATAATCGGCGACTGTCCATATAATCTGGCATTCGCACTGTATTTATTGAAATGAATTATCTCATCCCTTGCAAAAGGAATCTTGTCCTCATCCTGCCCCATGTCATAAAAGTAAGCCATAGGTTCTGCTTCAAATCCACCTTCCCCTAATTCTCCTTTTGCCAAAGGCTCTCTAGTTATTATATCAAAATATTCATCATTCTTAAACTTACCATAGTCATCAACCGCAAATCGCATTTGCTTTGCATCTTCTACCCAAAGCTCCTTGACTATCTTACCATCTGTTCCCTGAATCCTATCATAAACAATACTTACCCAACAATCGTCAAATACTTCTACTTGTCGTATCATTGCTTTAAAAAATTCACTTGCCGTAATGTCTGCATTACCGCCACTTGGATTTCTAAGAAGAAGCTCTAGCATTTTTCTTTCTTCCTTATCACCCGTATCTCCAACAGCGTGATACTCCCATCCCTTCGCCACGGATTGAGAAGCTATTCGAGTGATTACGGTTCTGAGATGAGAATACCTGTCAGCTAATTGTTCTAAATAATTCTGGTCTACTGGTGGAAGGATATCTGCCTTAAACGCACGATTAGTACCTGCCGTACCATACGCAGGAGTCCTTGCATCCTTCAATACACTGGCTGTATTTCTCTCTATCAAATCCTCTAACGCGGAACGCTTCCGCACTGGCTTTCGCCCTAAAATTCTATCGTACCATGCCAAGTTGTATCGCCTCTACTGTAGTAATTATCTTATTAAGCTTTTCCTTTTTCTGAATCACATCAAGACTTTTCTTAAGCCTTTTACTCCAACTGTGACCTGAATTGCCACCCATCATCTTCCACATTATCAAACCCTTACTTGGGTTTTTTTTATTATTAAAATTCTCAGCAGGCGGGTCTACTTTCTCATGCCTTCTGTAATATGTGTCTATACTTACTGCCGTTTTGTAACCTATGTCCTTCTGATATCTCAATTTTTTGTTAATCCTCTTTGTAACCTTTCCACCACCATAACCATGCATAGCTCTCAAATCTCTACCCTGTAATGCTTCCTTCTTTACTCCTCTAGGAATTCTATACCTATCTCGCTTATCGCCCATTGTACTCTCTCACATATCTTCTAAGTAAAGGCTCAACTAAGACGCCCGTGGGAACATTCTCCGCCTTAGCAATCTCTTTAAGGCTCTCTTTGGTAGCGCTGCTAATTCCATAAATTTCCAACCTCGTTCGTTTTTTCATAGTCTGGTTGGATGTCTCGTATGTGCTTGATGTATATAACCTTTTCTATATGTAATCCCAACTAACGTACGCTAACCCCTTTTTGTTCATTCCTTTAATAGCTAACTCACACATCCACAACGCCATCACCGCATCAGGTGTGTGACCCTCTAACCTACCATTCTTACCGTAAACTAACCTAGCCAAACCATCTGTCAACTTTCTAGGTCCCGGACGACTTGCCTCTCTTATTTCTTTCTTCCATGGAATCTGGTATCTTTCTTTCTCAAACTCCAAGGCCAACCCCGGTATGCCCACGTCGTGTGAGTGCTTTTCTCTTCCCGTGTTGTGACCTTCGACCGGAAGGCCCGCCAAGTCACTCGCGCTATGTACAACCAATCTCTGATACCCATTCGATTCTATCATTATCGTGTCTGGATTAAAACGTTTCGCCAATTCTCTGATTTTTAACACCTGTGTTTCCAACCAACCACTACCTTTTGCCATTACCTTGCCTGTCCAACTATACAAGAGCCTACGATACTCCGTACGCTTATTATAAGCCACAAGACAGTAGCTTGTCTCGTCATTCTGACTGTTCATGCCTACAGCCAAGTCAACGCCCATTACGACGGCTGTATCGTCATCGTACTCTGGTAAACCTAAATCCAACTTGTCATCCAAACATCTCTGTAAAACCTCATACGGTATAACTGCACTCTCTGGGTCCAATGGATTTAACATATACTCAGACTCAAATGCCCGACTTCCCATTGTCTCCTTCTCTTTGTCAAGCCTTTCCTGATTCCAATACTCTGGCCAACGGGGACTTCCATCCTCCAACAAAGCAGGATGCCTTACTACATTCCACTCCTTACTTTCCGACACCCAAT